CATTTTGCACTTCTACTACAGCCTTTTTCCCATGCACGCGAAGCATGTCCAGTTTGGCCTTGACGTCCCTGATCAACATGCCAGTTTGCTCTGCCTCCGCTCGGAGATGGGCACCCAGGCTGATGAGCATTTGCGCACGCTGCGCCATCGTTTGCTCAAGTGCACGCATTATCAAGTGCTGCTCATGTACCACTAACTCATATTGAACAGCATCACGATATCCTCTGCGCATCTCAATCTCAGCAGCAACCTTGGCTTCAGTAAATTTCTCACCACCAGATGCCAAGTCACGTCGCACTTCCTGATCCGTCTGTGCCTTTGCATTCTCCAACTCACGCTTGCCCGTGAGCCAACAAGCCTCCGCCCTGGCTGCCAACATGGCAATGTAGGCATACATACTTGGCTGCTCTGAAAACTCTGCTGAGAGATTGTCCTGGATTGGGATGATGACATCCAAATCCAACTCAACTTCACCATCACCTACATCAATGTCTATTGTACCAAGTTCTATTTTCATTCCTGCACCTCACACTCCTGTAGAGATCCATAGTGGCTGCCAAACTCAAGATCAACCTTGAGAGGCACTGTGAACCAACTGAAGTCAATGTCCAGCATGTAGTTTGGTCCATATAAATTTGGCAGATTTTCCATTGTCTCCTTTGCCAACCATGCCAAGTCATCCAATTCACCTGGATACACATCGAATAACAAACTGTCATGTACAGTGTTGACCATCAATGATTTGAATTCATTAGCAGCCATCTGTTGGCTAATGATAATCAAGGCACACAACAATATATCACTGGCAGCGCTTTGTATTGGCATATTGATGGCTGCACGCTCGTCTCCGTTACGCTTGACTTCATCGCTATCATTGATGTGTGGAAGATATCGTCTACGTCCAAATGGAGATTCTACATATCCATGTTCTTTCACGAACGCTATAGTATCTTCACGATATTCCAAGACTTCTGGAAACAACTCATAGTACCTGGCAACCATACGTTGTGCATCATTTTCATCAATACCATACAGCCTATGCAATGTATGCCAAGAACCACCATACAACAGCGTCCAGTTGGTCCATTTGGCTCTGTATCGCATAGGTTTCCACTGCTCAGGAGTGAAGTCATCACGCTTGACATTGAACAAATACTCAGTCACAACAGAGTGCAGATCAATGCCTTGCGCAAAGATATCCGCCATGCCTTTGCAATGGCTGACTGATGCCATCGTGCGCAACTCCATACCAGAATAGTCCACTGCCAATAGACATCCACCTTCCCAAGTGTGGGTGAAAATGTTCTTCACTGGCAGATCAGCCAACAACGTACCAGGTTCCTTCTCTGGAGTTGGAATATTCTGCATGTTTGGCTCTTTGGACGACAGTCGGCCTGTCTCAGTGCCATGCAACAGGTATGTCGCATGTACACGCCCATCTACACCAGGCCACCTATCCCTAGCAGGCACCAGATAGGTGGACAGCATCTTGCCAAGCAACTTATAGTATCTGTATGCCTTGAGGAATGGTACATCGCTTTGATAATCTGACAAAACGCTCCAACTGGTGGATGGTTGCCCAGTGTTGGTCAATCCACCCGGCTCCAACCCATAATACTTGGAGCCAAATAGAATCTCACGCATTTGTACAGGAGAGTTGGGATTGAATGAGAATTTGGGATTGGACTTTGCCTTGCGTTTGGAATATGCCACAACATGCTTGTCCTGCAACATTGAGTAGAGTTGATCCTGCTGCGTCTTGTGGTAGATTTGACAATATCTGCCTACAATGTGTTGATCAAGTTTGACACCATTTGCCTCAATAGTTTCCAAGGCAACATTGGCTGGCATTATCATTTGCGTGTACAATGCTCGTTGTTGATCATTTAGATCAACATACAATCGTTTGTGCAATTCCCAAGTTGCAACTGCATCCAATTGGGCATACTTGGCCAGGATTTCCATTGGCACCAATCTCAAGTTACCGCCTCTGGAAGGATCTGCCTCCTTGTGATCCTTCAAATATGCTTCCATATCAGAGGCATAATCATACATCCCCAAATAACGTCCAGCCAAAGGTTTGAGTCCGTGACGACCAGGCACTGGATCAAGAATGTATGACAACAGCATACTATCACCAGTTGTCCCACAAATGCTAATGCCAAGATTTCCACCAACAATCAACGTGTCAAACTTGATGTTGTGCCCAATCTTAAGTATCTTAGGATCTTCCAATATGCGTTTGCAATATTGCAGTGTAGCATAATTATTGTCAATAGGAACCGCCCAAGCCATCTTAGGATTGTCTATTGCAAAAGACATCAACACAACTTCATCGCCAAATTGTAATCCATTGTCCTCAGTGTCCCAAGAGCACATTCCTGTAGCAGCAATGGCATTGTACATCATCTCGGCATCTCGTGCGGTTTGGACTATCTCCAACTTGTAGCCAACATCTGCACGTGCAACATTATCATTACCATCCAAATATTCAGCAATCTTGTCAAAGTCATCTATCCATTCTTTGATGGCTTGCTGATTGCGTAGAATGTATGCCGGGTGGAATGTTGGCACGATCGTCATGCCATCACGCTGTATGAATGTGCCACGCCAATTGGTGATGCCTGTCTCACCAAGCACCGCTTTGAGTGGAACATTTCCAAGCAGCACCACCACGCGTGGCTTGTAATGTTCCAACTCATCCATCAACGTGGATAAACAATACTGAATTTGGCGATTGGTTGGAGTCTTGTTCTCAGGGGGACGACAGTGCACCACATTGGTGTACACATGGTTATATCCTTTGAGTCCTGCATCGTCAACTGCATCACGCAACAGTTGACCAGACCTGCCAACGAATGGCACACCAACAGTATCCTCTTCGCTGTTGTGCACAAATATTCCATGTGCTGCAAAATTGTGGTATGTATCAACTTCTATATCATATACATCTTCTATACCAACACAAACAATGGAAACTATTTTATGATTGTCAACTGGAAATGGCTCATTAGGAAACTTTCCTTTGAATCTTCTCACTAACCAACTATGTGACAAATTGTGTACCTTTTGTACTCCAAGCAAATATTTGTAGTAAAATCCTGGCTCAGTAAACCGTTTCTTGACCGTTGCTTGAATCTTGCCTCTGCATGCTTCTATCTGTTGCAATCGTTCAGCATACACTTTTGGATTACTCAAAACTTCTTTCATTATCTCACTATGTCGTTTTCTGTATGCATCAGATTGCACAACAGCCTTGTGCTTCGCTATGGCATCAGGACTGAGCATACTACCATCCTCACGCATATGTAATGCCGCATGACTGCTTATAGTATGCAACTCCAAATTATCCCAACTATCATTTAATGTATTTCTGTCTATATGATGACAATTTTCTTTGTTGGTCATAGGTCTTCCAACCTTATTCCCCAACAGAAATCTGGCCTCCAAAAGCATAGATTTGGCAGATATCCCTATGTAAGAATAGCCAACATTGCTTCTATGGAATGGTTGCAAACTGGCACCCACACACAAACCATCATCTATAGAAACATAACATACATTGCCATAGTCCAAACCTTTGAATGGATCATGCTTTAGTTTGGGTTTTAATAGAAATTTATGGTTGGATGTTACAGTTATGGAATCTTCCACATACACCAAATCATCGCCATTTGGATATTTCCATTCATAGGTTACTGTATATACTTTCTTTTTGCCAGTCTTCCAAACCCTGGCAACCTTTCCCAACACCATCCCATTAGTTTCCAAATCGTAGGAATACACATAAAAATCATTCTTGCCAACAAGATCAACAATTGGAATCCCATTTGGATACTTTGACTTATCTCTATATGCAACTTCGATCAGAGTATTTCCAACCACACACCCTGGTGCTTCTCCAATATACATGATGTCACAAGCACCTGGGACGGAACCAGGCACCTCATCTGGCATCATCCTTGGGTGCTGACAAGATTCACTCAGGCCACAGGCCATACAACCAAGATTATCATTCACCTTTGGTTTCCTTCAGATACAGTAACCCAAGCATGGCATACCCAATGGCATCTATCAAAGTGTCTTGCAATGCCTCACCTGGCACCAATGCTTCACGACCGTCTGCAAGATTATCAATCCTATACAGTTTGTCTGCCAGTCGCACCAGGACACCGTGAACGCATTGTTGCTGCCAGGCATCTCCATAATCCGCATTCTTTTGCATAACCAAAGCAATGACTTGATTTGCTATGACGTGCAACTTTTCCTTGCTGACTTGTGCTTTTGGCATTATTACTAATCGTCTCCCATTGGCAACCCACCAACATAGATGCCACCATCACCCTCTGCACCCTCATATGATGGTTCCGCATCTTCTACTTCTACTTCTACTTCCACATCGTCAGTATCATCACCAGGAATATACATTATCAATCACCTCCCTATACATATACTTAACCGGTCAGTGTTCTGCTGATCCTATGTGATCAACCACTGCAACTACACGATCAAGCCAATACACGCTCGCACCAAATCCAAACACATTGTTGATGAATGCAAAGTCACCAAATCCTCTGTTGACTTCCATTCCAAACAACCACACATATGACAACCAAACACCCTTCTGTACCACAAAGTTTGGTGTGCCAACATCACCGTGGAATGGATCTTGTTCCCACCGTGTAGGAAGCACATCGTGGAATATTGCATCACGACGGAACTTTACCATTATGACTTCAGGATGGTGATTCTGTGCAACAACTTCCTTCAGGCTTGCCACGAACTCCTTGTCAATCAAATAATCATCATCATCCAAAACATAGACATATCGTCCATTGATGCTGCCATTGGCTTCCTTGAGATTGACGTCCGCACGCAACATGTCCCACTTGGGATTTTCATCCAACAGAATGAGTTGTTCATAATCTTGATCTGTTTGTGCCTTCCAAGATGCAACGTTGCGCTCGAGCCACTGCTCACGTCCAGGCATTGTACGGGTTATGACTGTCAAGAGTGGCATGCTTCCTCCAACCACTGCTTTGTCAATTTCTTTGTGGCATCATGTACCCAACGCATATTGGCTTCCCCATCTGCCAAGGCAAGATTATCATGTGTGGCATTGCAAAACCAATTGCGCCAAGGATGATCTTGATGTATTTGGAATATGATATCACTGCAATCCAACAGTTCTGCACCATGATCCAAGGCATACTTCATACGCCAACCATCCCAATGCCCTTTGCCAATGGAAAAGTCAGGGATGTCATTGCCAAACAAACCTTTGCGAAACACGAAATAGTCTGATCCAGATCCCATCCCTTTTGTATAGAACTGTCCCCATTTGTGCAAATGATCAATCAAATCTGCTTCCCACTTTGGATCATCGAATGGTATCATATGCGTCATGTAATCAGATTTGCGATATCCGCACATCATGAAATTATCAAACTCTGCAGCCACTGCTTGAACAACCACTGGAAAATCTCGTATCAATATGACGTCCGTATCAACATATGCAATCACATCATTGGGAGAACTTGCTTGTCCAAGTTCTAATATGTTGGCGATGCTTGGCACACCATACTTTGTCATTCTAACGGCTGGTATATGAATCAAACCATGCTCTTTGGCAAACTCAGCAACCCCTGTCTCATTACACATCACAATGATATCAGGCCTTGGACGAAGCAATGTCCAACTCATAATGGCATTGCGTTGTGTAATGGCATCATTCCCCTCAAATGCCAAGGGCACTGTCATGATTGTAAAATTAACTTTGTTGCCCACGTATGCTCCTCAATAGATCAGATGCGGATTTGATGATGTCGTCCTTCTTGCGTTTCTTCAGTGGTCTGGCAGGAATACCACCATACACCATCCAAGGCTCATATTCTTGCTCTGTTACCAATGTCATGGCTCCTGTAGCCATACCTTCAGGCAAGACTGCCCCAGGCAACACCACTGTTTGTGCACCAAGCAAAACAAAATTATCAATCACAATGTCCTTGCTGATTGACTTTCCTTTGAACTCACTTGGGATGCATGGGCCAGCCAACCCACCATTGACATAATCTTCACATGCAGATATGATCTGGCATCCTGGCCCAATATTAACAAAATCACCAATGAAAATCTTGCTGCCACCACCCAGCAATGTGCAATTCGCAGATATCCCAGAGAATATGCCCATGTCCAAAGCACAGGAGATGTAGGTAAAGTCATCAATGATGCTATGGTCACCAATTCTGCACAACTTTGGGTATCTGATACGCACAGCCACACCAATTATGGTGGATACACCAAGACTTGCCAAATCAGTAAAGTCAATGTACATATTGCCAGTTCTCATCTTAGTTTTCCTCTACATATACTTAACCGTCATAGCACTACGGTTGCATCTCGCACCCAAGCCAATTGATCTATTCCACCAGACAATGCCAAATTGTACCAACCTTTTCCGCCCGTAACCCACTTGCGGTATGCATGATTTTGATGGATTGCATAGATGACTGCCGATGCATCAATCAATTCTGCACCCTTTCTCAATGCATGTCCCATCTTCCATCCATCCCAATATGGCCAACCGACTGAAAATGGAGGCATCTCATCAGGAGCAAACAACCATTTCCTGAACACAAAACAATCAGATCCAGCACCAGTGGCAGCATCGAATGTTCCACCCTTGGAACAATGATAATCCTTAATTTTAACACACCAATTTGGATCATCAAAATCTATGTACAATCCGTATGTCATATATTTTCTGTACACAACAACCAAGAATGACTCATACACCATTGCCATAGTATCAATCACATCAACAAATCCTGGAAGCAATATGCAGTCAGTGTCTAAATATGCTACAATGTCATTCTTAGCAACATATTGCCCTTTCTGAAAGATGTCCGCAGTTGACATCAACCCTACATCATTCAACGCTACATCTGGAATGTGCAACAAATCGTATTTCTCAGCAAACTCCTTCACACCTGAATCATCACCAAAAAGAATGACTTCAGGCTTTTCCTCCAAATGTAACCAACTTTGAATGGCATTGTATTGACTGCAAGCATCCATATCTTTGAATGGTAATGGAACTGTCAGAATTGTGATACCCACCAATCTTCCCTCCCAACTTTCTCAAACCTAGTGTATCCAAGTCCAAACAAAAATATCTTAACAGCATCAATGTGATATGACCGTTCTGCAACTGTGCTATGCTCAAATACAATTTCCGGATGATATCGCACCAAAATACTTTTTGCACCTTGCAACACGTGATAGTCATATCCATTAGCATCAGTCTTTATGAAATCAACATTGGTTTCCACCACAGTGTCCATACTATGGGCAATCGTATGCATGACATTATAATCATGAAATTTGGTTGGCTCGCATACAGTCACAAACCCATGTTGTGTTCTATCAACTGGAATTTTCAATGTGATGGCTGCCATATTCTGTGCCAATACTATATTATACACCGCAACTTTGTTTGACAATCCATTCAATATAATATTGGACATCAACAATTCACAAGAATATGGATTTGGCTCAAATGCATATACATGCTTCACATTAGGAAGCCTTGCCAGCAATGTAAACGATCCTGTACCAGCCCCGACATCCACCATGATGGCATCCTTCATGGTTGCCAACCTGCTATGTACAAACTTTATCAAATCTTGATCATATGCATTTGCAACGCCATCCTCAGATACCATACTCCACAGGAATGATCCACCAACTTCTGGAGTTCTATCATCCAAGTGTACAACGAAGTCATCAAACAGGATGCCTTTCATAGCCATACTCCTCCATTCCAGATCCGCATATGCGATCGAATGCATTTTGTTGATCTAAAGTCCAACTTGCATACAAAGTTGCAGGAGACCTGTCACCTTTGGTTAGTCTGTTCATATCATACTCTTGCCAAGACACCAACTCTCCATCATCAAGTTGCAACCCAACATTTTCAACCAGCCTCCTCAGTGCACTTATGTCACCAATGAGATCTTCCAACCTATGTACACCAACATACACACCAGGTATAAGATCATTCAACCACTTTGTAACCACAGTGTTTGCTTGCCACATCAAACATATACGTTCCCATTCGCTCCATTCATGCCAGTCCTGGCCAGGCCTGGACAGCATGTCCCAATATCTATGTAGCATATACTCATAGTTCCAACGGACATCATTTTCATTAGTATCGTTCGCATTGTGGTAGTATCTCCAACTGGTGTTGTTCCACAATGAGTGCACTTGCTGTATGCCATTGCGAACCAGATATATGACTTTTCGCACTGGAACTTGCTCATGCATATCAGGAACCAGCAATGGCACCCAAGATATTGCATCCCCAACCACACGGAAGTTGGCCAACAGATCTCGCAGAATTCTCCAATATGCTGCAAAAGAACCAACACCATATTGCAACGCGTGGCGTTGTCTACCATCCCACCAGAAATTGGTTATGATCCCATTGTCTGGGGATGCCAACTCATGAGTGAATTTGACACCACGTATTGGATCATCCAATACATTGGCTAACCATTTCGACCCACAACGACTCATCCCAGCAATATATACAAAATCGCCCACATCACTCCTTTCCACCAACTGTGGAAGTGCAACTTTCTCAACCAGAGCCATCAATAGGTTGCAACGGCATAGAATAACGCTCTACAAGATATTTTCTGTACTTTTTATCCTCTTCGCACGCATCATCATACACCTTTGCTGCCTGTAAATACATGTCATTGACACGACTTGACCACGCACGCTCTTCTGCTTTGGTGAGTGTCACCGCAACAATCTCCGTGGATATTTGTTTCCTGTGGCTTCCTGTACCAGATCCTCAAACCAACCATACAGCATCGTGTCCGCACAACCTTTGTACCACTGTACTGCATTCTCAGCAATGTAATGATAATCCTGATGGTGCCTCAGGTAGTAGTCCAACCGGTCATTGTTTTGCCATACGTGGGACAGTGGAATGTAGTGAATCATTGGCTGCACACCAAGCAACTTGAGATCTTCTACCTCCGGCATGATTGGAATTGCACCACTACCAAGACACTCATAATACTTCATCAGCAGCATCTCTTTGGCTGCTCCTGCGCATGGCCCAAATGCCACGTATATGGCAGTGCCAAGATACTCAGACCACTTGTTGAGATATCTTGTCAATCCTTCTTTTCCATTATACTCAACCGGACCATTGTGTTTCCAGGAGTTGGATCCAAAATTGGTGGAGAACTCTATCTTGAACGATGCTTTCAATGGTGCTATCTGCGCCATCAACTCGCGCCTGGGAGTGTAGTGATGCATTGTAGCAGTGCCAATCACCAACAGATCCAATTTCTTGGAACCAAGGTTTGGTCTGGCAAAGAATGTTCCATCAAACTGTGGATAGAATTTGACAGTAGTCTCATTTGGGATGTGAAACTGCGTTTTCCATACAGTTGGGTATGGTGTCAGCAAGTAGGATGGACGATAGTGATTCAACCGCATTTGTATTTCACCACTTATCTGCTGAGCATCGTCCCATATGTCGTGCCCGTACATGATGATTGGCATAGGCGGTCTATCAATCAAGGGCAGTGACGCACCAGTGTTCATGAAGAATGCAAAGTCATACAATGACCAGTCTATACCATTGAATGATGAACGCACATCCAATTGGCATGTAGATAATTGCCTGCGCAATCTTGGCATAAATTGTTCACAACTGTGCCCATTCCACACCTGCCACAACTCAGCAGTTTTCTCATTAAGGAACACTGCTATGCATTTTGGTGCACTCAAATTCGGATTGTATGTTATGCAAAATCGAAAGTCTTGATGATAGTTTGTCCACAAATCACTGCCTTGCTTCTCGCACAATTCCTTGCAGGCATTGGACGTCGGACAACTATGTGGTTGATATGCATAGAATTGATCTATTCTGGACAGCCACTCACTCCATTGACAAGTTTCGCAACCATTGTAATCAGGATTTGGGCCACCATAGGTATGCACCATCTGTTTGGTGAATGTCTTGTCTTTGA